GCCCAGAAGTTTTCACCTAACAAATATGGGAATTTTGGTTTTTTGAAATTATCAAATGGATCATTAGCATCATCAGTTAGTGTAGTTTCAAGGGTTGCAAAATATGCATAGGTTCCATTGGGATACTCTGGAGTTATACCAAATCTACCATTATTCTCGTCGAGATAACTTTCATCAGTGTTACTATTCCATGTAAAATCTTCTACAAAGAACTCTTGTGGGAAAACGCTAGTTGGAGGTCTATTAGTTTTTAAATCAATTGAATATCCAGAATTAAGTTGAGTTATTGATCCACCAGTGCTCTTTTCATACCCATATGGGCCATAAATTGGCAATCCATCATATGCCCAACCAATAATTGGTGAGTGTTGTGTTTTATCTTCTTCAGTCTCACCATTCAATAAAGTTAAGTCTCTAGCACCATACAGTGCATTACCATCTGAGTCATTTTGGTATACAATCTTTCTTAAACCTCTTGGTGCGTATGCATGAGAAAGTTGTAGTTCACGACTAAGTTGTGTTGGTTTTTCTATGAATGTATCAGAGTTGTCTATATTAGTAAAGTTCTTTCTAACCTCATTAACCTGCCATGTTTTTAAATTAACGTTAAATATAGCAAACTCACCAGATGATTCAACGTTCAATGAGGTTGTAGAAGCACCATAACCAATACCACCCTTAATTATCTTAACTGATCTAATTTGGCCATCTACTATCTCTGGAACTAATTCTGCACCAGTTCCAATACCAGTTACTGAAATACTTGGAGGTGTATTATATGACTGACCTCTGTTATTAATCGCAACGTCAATAATTTGACCATTGGCAACAACAGGTAACAATTCTCCACTCACACCAGTATATAAATCAACTCTTGGTTGCCTGTTAAAATTAAGTATTTCAGATGCACCATATCCAACACCACCATGAGTCAAGTGAACAGAGGTAACTTCTCCTCTGAACAGTGGTTGAGGAACACATTGGAAATTTTTACCCTCTATTGAACTTATACCAACAATTCCTTCTACTTTTACAACAATTGGATCATAATTAAAACTATGAGTTCCAACACCGATTGATCTAAAGTTTTCATATTGTTTTGTTCTAAAATAAAAATCTTTTGCAGTTGTTCCTACACCAACATTTGACAATTTAAATGTATTTTCATCTACCACAAAAACGTAATATTTTTTATCACTTGAAAGACCCTCAACAGCAGTTCCATTAGGATCAGCAGTGTAGGTTACAATCTCACCTGTCTTATAATCATGATTATTAATGGTGATTCTATCAAGAGCAGTATTAATTCCAGTTGGTTCACATGTTTTAAGTTTATTTTCATATCCCTCACCTGGATCTAATACGTTTATACTACCAACTTGGGATTTTCCATAAAAAGATTTAAATTGATGGTTTCCTTCACCAGCAGCAGTGAACGCTATGGTATTAATACCAGCGACAGCTTCATCTAAATTTCTATGAAGTCTAATTGTTTTTTCTGGATACCATGTTGTTCCTGCATATCCCACAAAACTTGATATTGTGGTTAAACCCGCAACATTTTCAGTATTAACATAATATACCGCACCAGTACTTAATCCAGCTAAGGCCTTTTCTCCAAAAGTATCATATACAACCTGTTCATAATTTCTAAATTTATGATATGTTAAAAATCCAACATTATAATCATCATGAGTTGTTATCGCAACAGTTTGAGATCCAGCACCAGCATTGAACACAACTTGGTGTGGAACTGTAACCATCTTACACTCAGCAACAGCACCAGTTCCGTTTCCTCCACTTATTGATACTGTAGGAACATCAACGTAATCAAAGCCTGGGTCTTGAACTCTTATTTCCTGTAGACTACCTCTAGTTGCTACATATCCAGTAGCACCAACACCTGTAGCATCGTTGATTGCTAGTTGAGGTGGATTTATAACATCATACTTTCTTCCACCACCTGTAACGTCTATAGACTTAATATCTCCATAGTAACAAAGATCCTGAGATTTGTAACTTAATACCTCAACACCATTAATTAAAATACCATTATATCCAATTCGTGTTTTATACTTTTTACCATCATAAACTGGCATATCAATTTCTCTAAACAATTCTTGAGGTAAAATTTGTTTATTATGAAATTCATATTTCTCAAAAGTATTATTTGTTATTTGAGTGGTAACAGTAGACTCAGATACTTTTTGAAAATTACCATCATATAAGTTTGAACGAGATTTTGCTAATCTTATATCAAATTGATTTACTCTCTCTACGAAATATAATCCCTCTGCAAATAAGAAACTAGATACTGTTCCATCATCAGCTTTCTGTGGTGTATAGTAAATCGCATCTCCACTAAAGAAGTTGTGATCTTTTGGTAGAGCAGCGTTATCTGCATCAGTTGCTATTCCAATAATAGTTTGACCACCAAGGAAAGTTCCCGATAAAGTAATTTTTTGTGTATTTGGATTTATTTTATGATCACTACCATAAGTTGGTAAAGAGTTTGATGCAACTAAATTTTTAAGTTTAGAAAGTGTATGTGCATATCCAACTTCCTCCATATAAACGTTTTGAACGTTTGCTGTATAATTGTTTAAATGTGAATGATTATCATCCGCACCCGAACCATAGTTTACACCACCACCAGATCCATCAGAGTTTGGTTTTGAAAGAGTTTTTGTTATGGCAACTACTGCTGTAAGATCACTTATTGCAGATCCTCTAATTCTAACTTTTACGTTACTTAAAACATCAGTTACAGCATAAGTGCCATCTAACGTAGCATTATTTGTTTGAACTGTTACGTTGTCATTTAATCTAATTCTATGAAAATCTTTTGTTGTAACTTCATAGGTATTATTAGATGCATCTTGTAATGTAATAGTATCAATATTATACTTTGGTTGAACATTAAATATCCAATTATTTGATTTAAAATCTGTTACATGAGCTATCTTTCCTAAAGACTTTAATTTTATTTTTGCACCTTCTCTTTGATAAAAAGTATCAGGTAATTCAACACCACTTAATACACCTGTTATTCTGCAACGTATGCCGTCTGTAGTGACCCCTGCAGTGCTGTTTGCTTGCCCTAGTGCATAAACATATGCATTCTGTTTAATTGATGTAGCATCCTTAATTGTAGTTGTTATACCAGTTGTGCTAATACCTAAAAACTGAGTAACATTTGTTCCAGAGTATGTGCAAATTCCAGTAGTTCCGTTTTTGTATTTGAATGTAAGTGAACCACTATCAGGAAAACCTATAGTTGAGTCAACATCAATATAAGTTTGTGCTGCTCCAACTTCACCAACGTTTTTAGAATTTGCATGAATAGAAAAATTACCATAAAGTAATTCATCAGAACTACCTGTTCCAAAAGACGCATCAATACTAACTTTATAATATGTTTCCGTTAAAAGACCAACTCTGACTCTCTCAACCATTGAGACAGGGCCATACGCTCTAGATATATTCTCTACAGGGTCTTGAAAGAGTGTTTTATTCTCAAGATCCATAGGATCGCCTTGTATTGCTTCAACTATGATGTCACGAGTTTTTCTAAAATTAGCATCTGAAGGTGCGATCACATAGTCAGCAGGTCTGACGATATCTACTTCTTCATTGTATAATGATTTAAACAGTAATTTAAATGATTCGTCGGTTCCCCTTGAGTTATAAAAGTCTTTTGAATGACGAATAAATTGTGGTTGATTTAATTTTGGGTTTAAATCTTTTTGAAAACCTGGTAAAAATTGTTTTTTAGACTTCTTTAAAAATTCTTGTAAAAATAATGCACTTAAATTATTGACTTGGCCACCACTTGTTCCTACACCAACTGCATGAGCTGCTGCCTTAGATGTTGAAAATACAAACTCCTCTGGTGCATCTGGATTACTGAACGATGTAATGCCAGCAAAACCACGAATACATCCTGTAAAAGCAGTTGTTCCTATTCCAGTATATGTTATTATTTCATCATCTATTTTTAGTAAACCATAATTATCAGGAAATCCAGTGGTATCCTTAACAAATATAGTTTGATCGAACTGACCAACAGCACTTGAAAGAGTTGTAAATCCAACAATATTACCAGATTTGTTTAATTGTATATAAGAGTCTAAATTACTGATTAAGTCAATCGGGCCACCTTGATATTCTTGCCCTTGATAGTACGCACTTAAAAATTCACCAACTAAAGGGTTGTCATCCCTCACATATGAGGGGAGTTGGTCTTTGACAACCTTATTAATTTGAACTCTTTTTTCGGTCATGTGTTATCTTACGATCTTTCTTTCTGTATAACTTGATGTAACTGTATATGTTGATCCTGATGGGTCTGCACCTGACGCAATTTCATCAATAACCATCTCTACGTTACTAGTATCTAGTTGCAAATAAAGATCCTGTAATCCAATTACGTCATTTGAATGAGGAACAACAGAAATTTCCATGATTTGTTGAGCGTCTTTTGTCTTACCTGAGACAATATTGATGGGGTTAAGGGTAATTCTACCTGTCTTATAGTTCACAACACCCACATTTGACCTTTCAATCAGTGGAGTTGTTGAACCTGGTGCATCTAAAGAGAATAATCCTAGACTTCCAGTGTTTCTATCAGTGTTTGGAACGTCATAAAGGTAAACTGGCCTACCAATATCTAATACTCTGAAGGCACTAGAGCGAATATTGAATCCATCCATGGAAGAAATATGAAATTCATTACCAAAATCAATAGCATATTCGGCAAATTGATCAATAGCCAACCTTAAATCGCGTCTCATTTCCACTGTTGTGATGTTGGAAGTGATAGATTCGTGACTTTGATCAATAACTTTGAGGAATTTACTGTATTTAAACCTTGCTCCATACTTATTTAACTCCGCAGAAGCAGCTAATT